AGATTGTTAAACCTTTAAAAGGAAAAAGGTATGACAATACTAAAGAAATAGGAGGAATAGAAATGGTAGTAAGCACTTCCGAAGAAGACCATAAATTCTCTAATCGTTACGCTGTAGTTCAAGAATTACCTTTAGGTTATACAGGACCTATTGAGAAAGGAGATATATTACTTGTTCATCATAATGTGTTTAAATTTTATAACGATATAAAAGGAAGACAAAAAAGTGGAAGGAGTTTTTTTAAAGATGATATATTTTTTATAGATAATGAACAGTTTTTTTTATTCAAGAAAAACGATAAGTGGCATACGCACGATAGATATTGTTTTGTAAAACCTGTTCCTGTAGAAGAAAGTATTATTATGAAACCTTGTAATAAAGAGCCTTTAATGGGTGTAATGAAATACCCTAATACTTATTTAAAAAGTAAAGGTGTAAAAGAAGGGGATAAGGTTTCTTATCAGCCTTTTTGTGAGTATGAATTTACAGTAGATGGAGAAAAATTATTTAGACTTTATGACCATCAAATAACTATGGTAGTATGACATCAAAAGAAATTAAATTAGAAATTATACAAGCCGGTCGAAGGGCGGTAAAACAATTAATTAAAGTAGCTAAAGAGGAAATAATTAAACCTGACCCTGAAGACGAGTTGGCGGCGGATAGATTAAAGAATGCCGCAGCAACTAAAAAGTTAGCTATATTCGATGCGTTTGAGATTCTTAATCGTATTGATGAAGAGCAAGAAAGTATTGATAGTATAAACCGAGGTATAGATAAAACCGCAACAAAACAAGGATTTGCAGAAAGACGTTCAAAATAAATTATACACTGTTGTACAGGATTATATTCCTAAAAATGTTCTATCCAAAAAAAATAGAGCACATACTTGGGAATATGGTTATAACGAAAAGTATGACTTTATTAACATATCTAAGAACGGTCAAGTAGGGGATGTAATAAATATAAAAGGGTTAATTATAGGATTACCTGTAGTGCCAAAAGAGTGTCTTCAAAGACACTCAGAAAAAGAAAGACAATTTTGGGAAAGAATTGAATTACCTAAACCATTGGCTAAAATAAGTTCTATATTTCAATGGAACACGATGCCAAGTGAATTTAAAAATAAATGGGTAGACTATATAGAGCAAGAATTTGATAGAAGAGAAGAGGGAGTGTGGTTTATGAATAATGGTAAACCTACTTATATTACCGGTTCTCATTATATGTATTTACAATGGAGCACTATTGATGTAGGTCATCCTGATTATAGAGAGGCTAATAGAATATTCTTTATTTTTTGGGAAGCGTGTAGGGCAGATAAACGATGTTTTGGAATGAGTTACTTAAAAATAAGGCGTTCAGGATTTTCTTATATGGGTTCTTCTGAATGTGTTAATGTAGGAACATTAGCCAAAGACTCACGAGTAGGTATATTATCTAAAACAGGTTCGGATGCTAAAAAAATGTTTACAGACAAAGTTGTTCCTATTTCCACAAGATTACCTTTCTTTTTTAAACCGATACAAGACGGAATGGATAAACCTAAAACTGAATTAGCTTTTAGAGTTCCTGCATCTAAGATTACAAAAAAGAATATGTATAATAATGAAGTTGAAGAATTGTATGGTTTAGATACCACTATTGATTGGAAGAATACGGATGATAATTCTTATGATGGAGAAAAATTATTATTATTGGTACACGATGAAAGTGGTAAATGGATTAAACCTAATAACATTTTAAATAATTGGAATGTGACTAAAACTTGTTTAAGGCTTGGTAGTAAGATAATAGGAAAATGTATGATGGGCTCTACTTCTAATGCTTTAAGTAAAGGAGGGGATAATTTTAAAAAACTATATGAAGACTCTGATATAACTAAAAGAAATGCTAATGGTCAAACAAAAAGTGGGTTATATTCTTTATTTATTCCAATGGAATGGAATATGGAAGGTTTTATAGATAGATACGGAGCTCCGGTTTTTCACAAACCTAAAACAAAAGTAATAGGAGTGGATAGTGAGTTTATTACTAATGGAGCTATTGATTATTGGAAAGCGGAAGTAGATTCATTAAAACACGATGCAGATGTTTTAAATGAATTTTATAGACAGTTTCCAAGAACGGAAGCTCACGCTTTTAGGGATGAAAGTAAAGCTTCTTTATTTAATTTAACTAAAATATATCAGCAAATAGATTATAATGACAGTTTAATTACCGAACATTTTGTTACACGTGGTAGCTTTCATTGGAAAGATGGAATGAAAGATAGTAAAGTTATATGGACACCTAATCCACGTGGAAGGTTTTTAGTAAGTTGGATGCCTAATAAAATTTTACAAAATAGATTAATAGAAAAAAAAGGTATTCGATATCCCGCTAACGAACACTTAGGTTCTTTTGGATGTGATTCCTATGATATATCAGGAACAGTTGGTGGAGGTGGTTCTAATGGGGCTTTACACGGAATGACCAAGTTTAATATGGATGATGCGCCAAGTAATGAGTTTTTTTTAGAATATGTGGCACGACCCCAAACAGCAGAAATATTTTTTGAAGAAGTATTAATGGCTTGTGTGTTTTATGGAATGCCTATTTTAGTAGAAAATAATAAACCTAGATTATTGTATCATTTTAAAAATAGAGGATATAGAGGTTTCTGTATGAATCGACCTGATAAACATTATACTAAATTATCCCGAAGTGAAAAAGAATTAGGAGGAATTCCTAATTCATCGGAAGACGTGAAACAAGCTCACGCGGCAGCTATAGAATCTTATATTGAAAAACACGTAGGTCTAGATTTAGAAGAGACTTATAGAGAAAACGACTTAATGGGTAGTATGTATTTTAATCGTACTTTAGAAGATTGGGCTAGGTTTGATATTAATAATAGAACAAAGTTTGACGCTACTATTAGTTCCGGACTTGCTATAATGGCTAATCAGAAGCACTTATACTTGCCGGAAAAAAAACAATCAAAAATAAGTGTTACCTTTGCAAAGTATAACAACAAAGGGATGTTAAGTGAATTATTAGATAGATGAAAGAAGTAACAATAAACATTATTGAGCAAGGCTTCCCAAGTCAATTTGTTTCAGACGCTGAAAAAAAAACAGATGAATTTGGTTTACAAATAGGACAAGCTATACAATACGAGTGGTTTAGAAAAGATAGTAACACTTGTAGGTACTATAGTCAATGGAGAGATTTTCAAAGATTACGTTTATACGCCCGCGGGGAACAACCTATTGGTAAGTATAAAAATGAATTAGCTATAGATGGGGATTTGTCTTATTTAAATCTTGATTGGACACCCGTTCCTATATTACCTAAATTTGTAGATATCGTAGTTAATGGAATGGCGGATAGATTGTTTAAGGTAAACGCTTATGCACAAGATGCTGTTTCACAATCTAAACGTAGTAAGTATCAACAAATGATTGAGGGGCAAATGGTAGCTAAACCCGTGTTAGAAATGATACAACAAAAATCAGGTGTAGACCCTTTTTCTATGGACCCTGATGATTTACCTGCTAACGATGAAGAACTCTCTTTGTATATGCAAATAAATTATAAACCCGCAATAGAAATAGCCCAAGAAGAAGCTATTGACACTTTATTGGATGAAAATAAATATATTGATTTAAGAAAAAGATTTGATTACGATTTAACGGTATTAGGAATATCCGTTGCCAAACACGAATTCTTACCGGGTGCGGGAGTTAAAGTAAGTTATGTAGACCCGGCTAATGTGGTTTATAGTTATACAGAAGACCCACATTTTAAAGATTGTTTTTATTGGGGGGAAATCAAAACCCTTCCTATGACAGAGCTCTTAAAGATAGACCCTACTTTAACTAGAGAGGATTTAGAAAAAATTTCTCAATATAGTCAAAGTTGGTACGATTATTACAATACCGCTCAATTTTATCAAAACGATATTTTTTATAGAGATACGGCAACATTGATGTATTTCAATTACAAAACAACTGAAAAAGTAGTTTACAAAAAAAAGCTATATGATGATGGTAGTTCTAAAGTTATAGAAAAAGATGATAGTTTTAATCCTCCCCAAGAAATGATGGAAGAGGGAAGGTTTGAAAAAATGGAAAAAACTATAGATGTGTGGTATAATGGGGTAATGGTGATGGGAACTAATATTTTATTAAAATGGGAGTTAGCTGAAAATATGGTACGACCTAAATCAGCTAATCAATACGCGTTACCAAATTATGTGGCAGTTGCTCCTCGTATGTATAAAGGGGTGATAGAATCTCTTGTACGAAGAATGATTCCTTTTGCTGACTTAATTCAAATAACTCACTTAAAGTTACAGCAGGTAATTGCACGTGTAGTTCCTGATGGTGTTTTTATAGATGCAGATGGATTAAATGAAGTGGACCTAGGGACGGGTAATGCTTATAATCCTGAAGATGCTTTAAGGCTTTATTTTCAAACAGGTAGTGTAATAGGTAGAAGTTATACTCAAGATGGAGACTATAATCAAGCTAAAGTTCCTATTAAAGAACTGAATTCAAATTCAGGAGGAGGTAAAACACAAATGCTTATTCATAATTATAATCATTATTTAGATATGATTAGAGCAGTAACCGGATTAAATGAGGCGCGAGATGGTTCTACGCCTGACCCTAATTCTTTAGTGGGTGTTCAAAAATTAGCTGCCTTAAATTCCAATACCGCTACAAGACATATTCTTGATGGTAGTTTATATATATATAGAACTTTAGCTGAGGCGCTGTCTTATAGAATTTCAGATATTTTAGAGTACGCAGATTTTAAAAGTGATTTTATAAATAAAATAGGTAAATACAATGTATCTATTTTAAATC